TCAACTTTTTCTTTAGATTTATTTTTAGAAATCTTAATGTTCCCAGCTGGATCTTCTTGCAAAGCTACATTGCTAATACACCAATTCATGCAAGGATTATTGTCATGAATAATATTTTTAGAAAGTATTTCAGCTTCTAATGTTTTTGTTGGCATAGACATTGAAACAAATCCTTGTCCAAATGGATCCATGTTAGCTCCATCATTTTGCAAATCAATTACTAATTGTGATGCATTCCATCTGTCATAACATATTGACTGAATACGATATTTTTTAGATAGCTCATTTATCTTAGCTCTAATAAAACTATAATCAGCCACATCACCACTTGTTGCATATATATGTTTATCTCTTAACCATGAAACATAATCAACACCATCTCTTTCACTTCTTTTCTTTGCATTTTCTTCTGGAATAAATATAAAAGGAATAAAAACAAACTTGCCATCTACATTAAACAGTAATACAAATGATGTTAAATCTCTGGTAGATGCTAAATCTAAACCACCCCAACATTCTTTTCCTTCCAATATTGAGTAATCAAAATCTTGATGACAAGCATCCCACTCTCCAGATGTCAG